CAGACTGACACTACCTACACGGTTACGGATATTGCAGGCGGCTCGGATGCAGGTAAGCTGATTACCGCAAGCAATGCTTCGCCGATTACGATTAGCATCCCAACGGACGCTACGGCTAATGCCAACTTCCCTATCGGCACGCAAATCCTTGTGATGCAGCTTGGCGCTGGTCAAGTGACAGTTTCGGCGGTTACTCCGGGGACGACTGCTGTAAACGGCAAGAACGGTTTAAAGACTTCTGGACAATACGCAATCATTTCGCTAATCAAAGTGGCTGCAAATAGCTGGATCGTTGGCGGCGATGCAACAACGTAATTTATGTTAGCTCTACTTGGAAGCCTTAAAAAAGCCGGAGTTACTCCTCCGCCAGATCCTAACCTGATAACCAATTCACTTAGGTTTCGTAGAACTGCATCTGCAAATTTAACAAGAACATTTGGCACGCCAACAAATGCAAGCGTGTACACTTGGTCGGGATGGGTAAAACGAGGTCTGGTGCCAAACAACTCGGAACAATTACTGTTTTCGGCAACAAATACAAAGTTTCAATTTTTAACATCTAGCTTCGAGGATCGGCTTTCATTGATTCTCAACGGAACAACCGCAATTACCACAACGGCTATATTTAAAGATCCATCTGCTTGGTATCATATTGTTTATGCTCAAAATGAAGCTGCTCAAACAATTTATGTAAATGGAAATGTAGTTGGCACTGGAACAACTGCAAACACTGTTTTTAACACTGCAATTGCCCATCAGCTTGGGGGAAACACTATTTCTCCCATAAACAATTACTTTGATGGCTATCTTACGGAAGTTAATTTTATTGATGGCCAAGCATTAACTCCAACTTCTTTTGGGGAAATTAACTCCACAACCGGAGTATGGTCGCCAAAACAATACACAGGAACCTACGGAAACAATGGGTTTAGACTGCGTTTTAACAGCACATCGTCTTTAGCGGCGCTGGGCACAGACAGCTCGGGAAACAACAACACTTGGACGGCGAGCAACGTGTCGCTGACGGCTGGCGTGACGTACGACAGCATGATCGATGTCCCGGTAAACTACAGCGACGACGGAAATGGCAGGGGAAATTATGCGGTGCTAGATTTTTTAAATCCAGCAACCACAGCTACGTTGTCCTCTGGAAACTTACAAACAACATCTGCTGCTGCTCAAAATATTATTGGCAGCATGTCTATGGACAGCGGAAGTTGGTATTGGGAAATTGCCTATAGCGCAGCAACGGCATCTCAGCTTGTTGGTGTTTATAAGGCTGCTGCAACAACAGTTTCAGTCACTCCAACAACCAGTGTAATTGGACTTCGATTTAATGCAGATACTGGCGCATTGGATTATACCGTCAATGGGTCAACGTATACGTCGATTGCAACAGGTCTTACTGGAGGTGGATATTTCCCGTATGCTGGATCATTGACTAACGCAAAAGTTATTTACGCCAACTTCGGCCAACGCCCATTTGCGTATACCAGACCTGTTGGATTTAATGCGCTTAACACAAACAACCTTCCGAATCCAGTAATTGTAAATCCAGCAAATTATATAGCTGCTACAATTTACACTGGCACAGCTAATGCGCTATCGGTGTTAAATAACACAAATGGCGTGTCATTCCAACCAAATTTAGTGTGGATTAAAAATCGCGCGAGTGCAAATCATGCTTTGTTTGATTCCATAAGAGGCACAACAAATTACATTTCATCTAACACAACCGCAATTCAAGTTGCTAATGCTACCACATTAACGTCATTTACTGCAAATGGATTTGATCTTGGCACAAACACAACGCTGGTTAACGCACTTAACAATAATTATGTAGCTTGGCAGTGGAGGAAAAGCGTTACATCAGGAATGGACATTGTTTCATACACAGGAACTGGCGTAAATAACACAATTGCCCATAATTTAAATGCTGTTCCCGCAATGATTATTATAAAACAGTTAACTGGAAGTACAAGCAATTGGCAGGTATATCATACCTCAATTCCAGCTACAGACAGCATACAACTTAATTTAACCAATCCAGCAGCGCCAAACTCAACGGTGTGGAACAATACAGCTCCAACTTCTAGCAGCTTTAGCATTGGCTCGTCTTTTGATGTAAATTCTTTAAACGAAAATTACATTGCATATTGTTTTTCTGAAATTTCTAACTTTAGTAAATTTGGCATATATCAAGGCAATGGTTCTAGAAACGGACCAATTGTTAATTGCAATTTTACTCCTAAAATAGTATTAGTAAAAAGATTTGACTCAGGCACAGAGCATTGGTATCTTTATGATTCATCTAGACAAATAAATACAAGACGCTCTCTTAGACCAAGTGCAGCTTTTCCTGAAGACACGACTGGTTCTGTTGATATTTATTCAAATGGGTTTAAAATAAAAACCAATGATTTTCCAAATACAACTGGCGGTAGTTATATTTTTGCAGCCTTTGCAGAAGCCCCATTTAAGTATGCGCTAGCCAAATTTTAACACATGGCACACTTTGCTGAAATTATCGACGGTGTAGTGCAACGAGTTATCGTTGCGGAACAAGACTTCATTGACTCTATTCCCGGTCAATGGGTTCAGACTAGCTACAACACACACGCTGGGCAACATCCAGAAGGACGTCCTTTACGCAAGAACTATGCTGGCATTGGCTATGTTTACGACAGTGTGCGTGATGCTTTCTATGCGCCCCAACCACATCCTTCGTGGACGCTCGATGAAGAGACATGTTTCTGGAATCCACCAACACCGTATCCAGCGGATGGCAATGCATATGCATGGAACGAAGAGTCCTTGTCTTGGGTTGCCGTTTCTTAATTTATGCCAAGAAAATCCGTATCCCTAGCAGTTGGCCGAGGTGAAAAGCTTCCTGTGTCTAAAGGCGCCGGGCTTACCGCCAAAGGTCGAGCCAAGTACAATCGAGCCACTGGCAGCAACCTCAAAGCTCCTGCACCTAACCCAAAGACAAAAGCTGACGCTGGACGCAAGAAGTCATTCTGTGCTAGGATGGCTGGTGTCGTAGCCAAGGCTAAAGGCCCAGCAGAACGGGCTAGAGCAAGCATGAGACGTTGGAAGTGCTAACTTTATGAAACGAGGACTCTACGCCAACATCCACGCCAAGCGCGAGCGTATTGCCGCTGGCAGCAAAGAACGTATGCGGAAGCCCGGATCAAAGGGTGCGCCAACCGCAAAGGCGTTTAGACAATCCGCCAAGACAGCCAAGAAGAAGTAATTATGAAATACATACTTGAGCGAATCAAAGAACCATCCACATGGCGCGGCGTGTTTGCGCTACTTACAGCAGTCGGGATTAAGCTACACCCAGAGATGCAAGAGGCTATTCTGACCACTGGGCTGGCGCTTATCGGGCTAATCAACGTCATCCGCAGGGAGTCCAATGATACAAAACCTACTGCAAATCCTGCGCCTGTGGTTGGAGATCAAGGCTAAACGGGCATCATGGGAGCTAGAGCGTGACATAGCCAAGTACTGCGATGATGTCGAAACTCAGATCCTTGAGGCTAGGGCCAGTGGCCGTGATGCTTTGGCTGACAGGTTGCGCTACCAGTTCACGCGATCAAGCAAGATACTTATATCCACCCAGCAAGGAGATACTTGAGCTTCAGGCTGGACAGACGTACACTGCCGAGGTGGCACAGAAATGGCATTCAGACTCCCGATACCAGCAACTTGAGCTGGAGTTGATTGATGCCACTTCTGTCGCCAAACAATCTCAACACAGGTAATGCAATGGAAAGCCCCGGTGAAATGTTAGACGATCTCAAAGAAATTGGCTCTGTTTTGGGCATAAACGTAGCCGCAATTGCGTTGTCTTTAAGCGAGATCGAGCAAACAGTTCGCATTCTGGGTGGCATTGCCGCAATCTTTTATACGCTGACCAAGATATACAAGCTGTTACACAAATGATTGACGAACGGTCAGCCAAGTTCATAGCAACGCTGTCACCTGAAGTCAGGGACGCCTTTATTGCGTTCATCGTAGACGCTAAAGAACTGGTTGCTCAAAATGGACTGGACTACAAGGTCATCTGTGGAACTAGGACGTTCGAGGAACAAGCGGCGCTGTACGCCAAGGGGCGCACGGCTCCGGGGCCAAAGGTGACTAATGCCAAACCAGGATCGTCCATGCACAACTTCGGACTCGCCATCGACTG